ATCTTTTGGTTATCAAATATTAGGTTTTGGCGGAGGAAGCACTGTTTCACCCGTTGATTGTAGTTATTTATGTTTAGCTGGTGGCGGTGGCGGATCGGATAGGGGCCAAGGCGCAGGCGGAGGAGCTGGCGGACTTCGAATATCTTTTGATACACCATTAGATGCAGATTCAAAAATAACATTAGAGGGAGGAACACACAGTATAACAGTAGGTGCTGGCGGAGCAGCAGATGCTGGAGGTGGTGATTCAGTTTTTTCAACAATTACTGCAACTGGAGGTGGAGCAGCTGGAGATATGGGTGGTTCTCCTATTACTCCTAACTCTGCTGCGGGACAACCTGGCGGATCAGGAGGTGGAGCTAGATTTGGTCTTGGTTGTATTTCGTGCGGTCCGTTAATTGCTAAAGGTAACACACCACCTACAAGTCCTCCACAAGGAACTAATGGTGGCGGTTCTCAACCTGGACCACCTCATACACACGATGGACCAGCAGGTGGCGGAGGTGCTACTCAAAAAGGACCAAATGGAGCAGGTATCAGAGCTGTTGTTGGAGGAAATGGAGCTACAACTTGTATTACAGGATCACCTATAGCTCTCGCTGGAGGTGGTGGCGGAGGCAGCGCACACAACACACGTGACTCGGGTGGAGGTTTAAATTTTGGTGCAGCACAAGGAGCTTCGCCAAGTGTAGGTGCACACCCAGCTGATGCCAATAGAGGTGGTGGCGGTGGTGGAAATAATGACGTTTCAACTGGCCTAGCTGTTGCTGGCGGTTCAGGACTCGTTGTTGTTAGAGTTCCCGGAACAACTAATATATCAGTTGCTCCTTGCACTAATTCTGTTTCAGGATGTGTGGGACCAACAAACGATAAGGTTGCAACTTTTACAGTATCTGGTACATTAACTATTGCATAAGCAATATAGTTAATGTTATTTGAAAGTATAAAGAAAAACGAAATTTTAATTTATGATAATCTTCTTAATAGTGAAGAAATAAAATCTATTAAAGAAAATATTTTTGATCCTCATTTTCCTTGGTATCTTATTCAAACAAAAGATGAATATGATAAGTTTTATTCGGTAGATATGAATACATATAAAAAAGCTTCAAAAAATAAAAATGTGAAAGAGTATGCTAAATTTGTTCATACTTTTTTATTTAATAAAACCATGTCTAATAAATTTTCAATAGCTGAAACTATTATAAGAAGAATTATAAATTTTTTTAATATAAAGAATATTAAAGTTACAAGAATTAAAACAAACCTACAAACTAATAATGTATTAATAAGTAAAAATCATCATACATCTCCTCACGTAGATCTAGATGTAAAACACATGGTTGGAATTTATTATGTTAATGATTGTGATGGAGACACTAGAATTTTTAAAAAAAATAAATTATTTAAATTAATAAAACCTAAAGCTGGTCGTATGGTTTTTTTTAATGGAGCATTAAAACACTCAGCTGGCTTTCCTGTAAAATCACAAGTTAGGTGTGTAATTAACTTTAATTTTAAAATATAAAATGTTTGAGATAATTTTTTCATCTTACATGTATACAGAAAAATATAGTTTTGATTCTTTAAAATTTAAAAAACATATATTACAAACTATGAAAGAAGATAAAAAAGGTCGCGTAATAAGCAATTATGGTGGTTGGCAAAGTGATGGTTTTGTTAAAATTAATTCTTTTAATAAAGGTTTATTTGAAAAAATAAACGAATCTGTTAATAAAGTTCAAAAACAATTACCATTAAAGTATAATTTAAAACTACAAAATTATTGGTATAACGTAAATAAATTTGGTAGCTCTAATCAATTACATCATCACGCTGAATTTAGTGACACTATTGTATCGGGTGTATTTTATATAACTACTCCTAAAAATTGTGGTAATATTATTTTTGTAAATAGTGATGAATTAAGTTTGCCATTATACGAAAGCAAAGTGCAAAAACATAATTGTTTTACTAGTAGTAGACACATGGTGCCTGCGTCAGAAAACATGTGTGTTTTGTTTCCTGCTCATTTAAATCATTTTGTGCAACCTAATTTAAATAAAAATAAACATAGAATAAGTATTAGTTTTAATTATGGGATTTGACTATTTAAATAAAAATGCTATATAAAACATATATAAAGAAATATGAACTTAGAACATTATTATTGGTATTTTAAAGAAGCTATACCAGCTAGAATTTGTGACGATATAGTTAAGTATGGAAAATCAATAAAAGATCAAATGGCTCTTACTGGTGGTTTTGAAAAAAATAAAACTTTAAATAAAGAACAAGTTAAAGATTTAAAATCTAAAAGAGATTCAAATATTGCTTGGATAACAGATCTTTGGGTTTATAAGGAAATTAGACCTTATATTCATAGCGCAAATGTAAATGCAGGTTGGAATTTTGAATGGGATTTTTCTGAATCATGTCAGTTTACAAAATATGAAAAAGGTCAATATTATGATTGGCATTGTGATAGTTGGAATGCACCTTATCAAAACAATAATATAAACACTAATGGCAAAATTAGAAAACTTTCTGTGACTGTATCTCTTTCTGATCCTAAAGACTATAAAGGTGGTGAGTTAGAGTTTGATTTTAGAAACAAAGATCCAGATAAAAAACCCAGCATTCAAAAGTGTACAGAAATTTTACCAAAAGGTTCTTTAGTGGTGTTTCCTTCTTTTGTTTGGCACAGAGTTTGCCCTGTTAAAAAAGGTTCAAGATATAGTTTAGTAATATGGAATTTAGGATATCCTTTCAAATGACTTTTCCATTAAATTTACATTTAGAAAATTATTTTCAATGCCCTATTTGGTATGCAGATTGTCCTAGTTTTGTTTCTAAACTAAATAAATATTCTGATCCATATATTAAAAAATCAAAACAAATTAAAAAAAATATAAAAAATGATATAGGTAAAGTATTTCATTCAACAACTTTAATTGGTGATAATAATTTTGTTGATCTTCAATCTTATGTTTTAAAGACATGTAATAATTTATTAAATGAAATGGGTTTTGATTTAACTAATTATCAATTATTTTTAACTGAATTTTGGGTGCAAGAATTTGCAAAAAAAGGTGGTGGCCATCATTCATTACACACACATTGGAATGGGCATATGTCAGGTTTTTATTTTTTAAAAGCTAGTAAAAAAACATCAACCCCAGTTTTTGAAGATCCAAGACCAGGTAATTTAATGAATCTTTTACCACAAAAAGATAATACAAAAGTAACACACGCTAGTTCACAAATAGTGTATGATGTTAAACCAGGAAGAATGATATTTTTTCCGTCTTATTTACCTCATCAATATACTGTTGATTTAGGTAAAGAACCGTTTAGATTTATACACTGGAACTGTCAGGCAATACCAAAAGGAGTAATAAATGTCTTTCAAAAAAAATAAATATATTGTCATAAGACAAGTCATATCAAAAGAATTAACAAATTTTATTTATGATTATTTTTCATTAAAAAGAAAGGTTGCACAAGCTTTATATGAAACAAGATTTATATCTCCTTTTACAGATTATTTTGGAAGATGGAATGATGATCAAGTTCCTAATACTTATTCTCACTATGGAGATATTGCTATGGAAACTTTATTACAAAATTTAAAACCTGTTATGGAAAAAGAAACAAAATTAAAATTATCTCCTACTTATTCTTACGCTAGAATATACAAAAATGGAGATGTGTTAGCTAGGCATAAAGATAGATTTAGCTGCGAAATATCAACCACTTTAAATTTGGGTGGAGATTCATGGCCTATATACTTAGATCCAACAAGTAAGTTTGGTCAAGCAGGTATAAAAATTGAACTTAAACCAGGGGATATGTTAGTGTATTCTGGTTGCGAATTAGAACATTGGCGAGAAGAATTTAAAGGTCAAAATTGTGGTCAAGTTTTTTTACACTATAATAAAAAAGGCAGTAAAATGGCTAAAGAAAATGAATTTGATAAAAGACCATTTATTGGGTTGCCATCTTTTTATAAAGGGTTTAAATTACCTAAAAAATAATATATAGTAATTACTATGGCACATTTTGCAGAAATAAAACAGGAAACTGATCCTACAGGAATTACCACAGACACACAATGGATTGTTCAAAGAGTTGTTGTAGTAGGTAATGATGTTGTTTCTTCAGATATGGCACCTGATGGTGAACAATGGTGTGAAAACTTTTTTGGTGGTGGAACATGGAAGCAGACTTCTTATAACAATAATTTTAGAGTTCGTTTTGCTGGTAAGGGTTATGTTTTTGATTTTGATAAAAATGCTTTTATTAAACCACAACTATTTGCTTCATGGTCTTTAGACGATAATTATGAATGGCAACCACCAATAACTACACCTCCTCCTGTTCCTTATACTGAAGATGGTAGTGATCAAGAATATTTTTATGAAAGATATTGGGATGAAAGTGCTTACCAAGCAGATAATACTAAAGGTTGGGTAGCAAGAGGTCCAAACGATGGCTTGTACGATTGGAACGGTTCTGAATACGTAGCTCAATAGTTTTTGTTTGTTTCTCCCATTTTTTTAAAAGATGACAGTTAATCAAAAACCCTAT